CGGATCAGGAGACGCACTACTCGCCTTCCAAAGACTGGGTGTCAATTGGGCACAGCTACGGACCATGAGGCCGGAAGACGCGATCTACGCGATTGCAGGTGGGATGTCCCACTTAACAAACGCTGCGGAACGGTCGCAAATAGCCATGAAACTCTTCGGTCGTGCTGGGCAGATGATGATCCCGATCTTTTTGCGTGGCCCTCAATTCATGAAAGAGATGGCTGAAGAGGCCAAGTCATACGGCGAATACACCCAGGAAGACACCGAGCTATCTGAAGAATACATGTTCTCGGTCAAACGACTAGGTGGAGTGATTGCCGGTATCCGAAGAACGGTGGGCGTTCAGTTTTTACCGATATTTAAGCAAGCGGTGGACAGTTTACGAAAGTGGTTGGTAACGAACAGAGAGATCATCAAGACAAACCTTAAGGCATTCATAGGTGGCCTCACTTCTTACATGAAAGCAGCTTTGAGTGTGCTGCACTCTCTTACCGCTGCGTTCACAGGTCTCATCAGCAATTTGCACCTTACTAAAGAAGTTACGATGCTGGCGCTTGGTGCCTTTGGTCTACTGGCTGGATTTGGTACGATCATGGCGCTTGGTAAGTTGGCCATGGCAATTTGGGAGGCTGGCGCTGCGGTGGCAGCTCTCGACGCTGAAGCACTCCTAATACCAGCGTTGATTGGCCTTGCGATAGTGGCAATCGGTGTTCTCGCTGAAGACATTCTAGGGTACTTCCAAGGAAGAGATTCGGTTACCGGAAGAATCATCGACTGGATCAAAACGAACATGCCAGAGACGGCACAAGCCATCGGAATGGTATTCTCGATGCTTTACAAGGTCATTTCGTTTGTGTTTGGAATGTGGTTCGACTGGTTGAAAATCATCGGAAGTGTGTGGATGTCGGTATTTGGAATGATGCCGTCAGTGCTCAAAGTGGTAATGAAAACTATTGAGTGGTTTTTCGGTAGTCTCAGAGAAGGTATAGAGTGGTGGGTTGAAAAAATTGAATTTGTTTATGGAATGTATCAGAAAATTGCCGGTCTCGTTGGTAAAGGAGTTGAAAAAGGTCTCGATGTAGCTGCAAACGTGACTAGCGTGGTAGGTAAGGGTATTGACGTTGCCGCTGAAGCTATAGGCGGAAACCCATCCCTACAGCCCGCATACGCTGTGCAGCCAATGACGACAGTGCAAAGTGGAATGATGAGGGATTTGAACGCTTCGGTGGTTGTGAACGTACCGCCAGGCACTCCACCGGACAAAGTCGGAGAACATGTTGAGACAGGGCTTGCTAGGGGTATGGGCGAAGAGTTTAGAAAGCTGAACAGAAACAGTTCACGCGGGGTAATGTACTAATGAGCCTAGTGAACATATTCGTCAATCAATTCAAAGGAAGCAACATCCTACGTGCCACTGTCGATGGCAAAGGGGTTTACATCCCTATCGACTGCATTACGGATGAATCATTCGACATACCGGCAGAGATCACCTCGCATCCGGTAGAGAACAATATTGACGTCAGCGACCATATCATTCTGAGACCGAAAAAGCTGAAATTAGAGGGCGTGATCTCGGCAAGTCCACTGGACCTGTCGGCCTCGCTACAAGGTGCAGTATCCGCAGCCACACTAGGAATAGCGTCTTCAATAGGAAACGTTCTTGGGCCGACCGGCAACATGGTCACTGGTATTGCCGGTGGATACGCTGGACAATCGATTGCCGGGCTACTTGGAGTGGGTACCAGTGGAAACAGGTTGACTGATGCTGTAACTGAACTGATCAAAGCGAGAGATTCAAGGTCTCCGGTTGAGATTCAAACAGGGCTGAGAAAGTATCCGTCAGGACCGGACGCAAACTACTATATTGCCGGTCTGTCGATAAAGAGAGATAAAAGCACCGGGCAATCGATCCATGTGAGCATCGAGTTTCAAGAGGTTTTGGTAGCGGTTTCGACCACTGTGATAGTGACATACCCGAAAACAAAGCAAGGCTCCCCGAATACGAACAAAGGAAAACAGGATGGATCGCAAGTGACAGGAGCGAATGCGTCGAGTGCAACGGTGTTGGCAAAAATTGTGGACTACGGAAAACGAATTATAGGATTGCATTGAGGTTAACGTGTTACTTCAGATACCAGTAGACAATACGCTGTACTCGCAACAGTTCACGATCACCCTTGAAGGCACACTCTACACCATGCACATCTATTGGGTGGACAGAGACGGTCGATGGTACATGGATTTGAGTGATGGAAACGGTAACCTGATTGTCGGTGGCGTGGCTCTGGTGCTTGCTATCGATTTGCTCGGTAAATTTAACGAAGCAGCAATCCCGCCAGGTATGTTCTATATGTTCGATACGACGGGGACGAACACCGAAGCAAGTTTGACAAACTTTGGACAGAGCGTGCTGCTCTACTACATGGAGAGCACCGGACCGTGAGTATTCAGACCACAGGAGCAGAACTATTCCAGCGGCAGATATCGCTGACGATAGGACCAAAAGATGCGCAAGGAAAGCAGATCACTGGTCTTCGAATGGTATTCCACGTGGAACAGTCGCTTGAGAAAATACCTAATCCAGCAACGGTCGAAGTAACAAACCTTTCAAACGACACGATCAACTGGTTAGAGAATATTCCGGTGAACGAATCACATGGGCCTGTATTTATTTTGCAGGCCGGATATTCGAACGTGGATCTTACGAATTTGCCGATACTCTACAAGGGAGACATCGCCAAGATCACAGTGAAAAAAGCGGGGACAGAAACGACAACTCTACTTGAAGGTGGTGACGGAGAGTTTGCCTACCTGAATTCAAGGCTAGACGTTTCGTTTAAGCCAGGATCTACCTTTGGTACGATCCTAGATACATTCAAAAAAACACTTGGACTATCGGACGGCGTGCAGAAAGGAATGAATCGAGCGGATTCGTTTTTGAATGGTGCAGCCTTTACTGGAAACATCAGAGACCATTTGGATGAGATTTGCGAAAGGCAAGGCTTGATTTGGAGTATTCAAGACGGAGCATTGCAAATTCTACCCCAAGATGGAGACACGGGGGAAACAGCCGTTTACCTGTCTCCAGACACGGGGTTGATAGGGTCTCCCTACAAGACAAAGATTGTAAGGCCACAGCTAGGTGGAAACAGTAAGCAGATGCAGGTTTCGGGTGAAAAGTTTTTGAGTTTGCTTAATCCAAGGATTCGTCCTGGTAAACCGATAGTGGTATCCTCGGAAAACGTTAACGGCACCTTTAGGGTGGAAAAAGCGACACACACTGGAGACACACATGGTGCACCGTGGTATTCGGAGATTGAGGCTAGATGAGCGTAAGCAGCGACATTCTCATATCTGATCCAAGTTTAACAAGAGCGGTGGATAACGCCATTCAGAACGAATTGGTGGGAATGAATACAGCCATGCCTGGTCAGGTCGTGAATGTTTACGCGAGTAAGTGCGCCGTGGATGTTCAGCCGTGTCTACAGCGTCAATATTCTGACGGTACAATAACGCCACTTCCAATCATTCCATACGTGCCGCTGGTGTTTCCAAGGACCAGTAATGCGTGGCTTACGTTTCCAGTAGCCGTTGGCGACTATGTGATGCTGGTGTTTTCGCAGAGGTCATTGGAGCAGTGGCTCAATAAGGGCGGGGTAGTCGATCCCCAAGATCCAAGGAAGTTTGCGATCTCTGACGCAGTGGCGATACCTGGAGTATATCCATTTTCGAGACCGCCAACAGTGGACAGTGCCAACGTCATATTGCAGAATGGCACGACAAAAATAACGCTGACACCAGCAGGGAAGTTTAGGTTTGAGAACACGGGTGGCGATGAGATACTTAATCTTATAAGCCAACTGTTAAACACGCTATCGACCGAGATGGTAAACACGATGCTTGGACCGCAGCCGTTATTGGCTGCAAGTACCTACGCAAGTTTGCAATCAAAGATCGATGCTTTAAGGAGCTGAAACTGTGGGAATGAGTGGACAGAGTACGTGGGGAACGAACATTCAAACGAATGTCGCCACGATATCTGTGCCTCAAAGTAGCAAGATCAGCAATGCCACTCTACAGCAGATTTGGGCACAAGTAGCGAAAGAAGTGATAGCAGAGTTGGGTACAGCATCTGTGGCTCCTGGTACTTTCAGTGTGACGGTAGCATCGTTTGGTACGCCAACGCCAGTAACACTTACGGGAGGTCCGGTAAGTTAATGGACTTAGCAATAAACACACTGACGAACGACATCTATCTAAGCGGTAATGACCTTGCCACAGTAAAAGACCAGACGGATTGTGTTGTGCAGTTACTGGCTCAGCGGCTTCAGTTCTTTTACGGCGAATGGTTTATTGATCAGAGTCTTGGAATACCCTACATTCAGCAGATCTTTACGAAAAATCCAAGTCCGGTTGTGATTGATTCGGCGTTGAAGTTGGCATTATTGAACACGGCAGGCATAGTGGAGCTGACAGCATTCGCGGTATCAATTGATACCAGCCAAAGGCAATTGCAAGTAACCGGCACTGTAAGGTGTGTGGGGAGTAGCGAGCTGATAGACTTCAATACGTCAATAGGACTATGAGGATGATATGGGAAACTGGGGACTGACATCAACTGGATTCACGATACCGAGACAATCGGATATTATTTCGGAGATTCAGGCATCGCTGATTGCTTTGTTCGGGCCTCAGATCAACCTAGTGGCTCCAAGCGTATTCTCTCAGTTGGTCGGAATATTTGCTGAGAGAGAAGCTCTATTGTGGGAGTTGGCCCTCGGAGTATACAACTCTCAGTATCCTGACTATGCGAGTGGATCGATGCTCGACAACGTGGCATCAATCACAGGCATTACAAGGCTACCGGCGACCTATTCGGTCCAAACCGGATTAAGGTTGTTTGGTACTGTCGGGACAGTGATCAATCCGGGCCAGTTACAAGTAAGTCCTGCCAGCGTTCCGACCTCTATTTTTCAAAACACGACAGGAGCGACCTTAATTGCCGGCACAAACGAACAGCAGCAGCTATTATTTTCTAGCGTCCCGGCAGCAGGAGCCTTCCAGGTAGAGTTTGGCAATCAAACGTCTACGCCAATTCCATACAACGCCTCTGCAAACACGGTGCAAACAGCACTGAATACGATGTCCTACGTTGGTGGGTGTACTGTAACAGGAAATTTTACGTCTGGATTCACGGTTACGTTTGGTGGTGTGAGCGGTTTACAGCCACAGAATTTGTTGACGATCACGAACAACACGCTCTTTAATGGATCGGCGGTAGCGGTGACAGTGACTGTTACCGAGCTGGTCCTTGGAGTTTGCCAAGGCACGGTAAACTGTCAAGCATTGGTAACTGGTCCGGTCACGGCTCCTGCCTATTCAATGACGAACATTCTTACGCCGATATCTGGATTGTCGTCGGTGCTGAACGTGATAGACGCGGTTGCTGGTCAAGCGGTCGAATCTGATGCCGCATTTAAGGCACGTCGAATAGCGAGTTTGAGTATTACGGCCTCGGCGACGGTCTCAGCCATCTATTCGAAAGTATCGCAAGTTGTCGGGGTTACTGGATGCTTAGTATTTGAGAACGTAACGGACAGCACTGATGGGTTTGGACGGCCTCCGCACTCGATTCAAGTGCTCGTGTCTGGTACATACGCTGCGGCTGATGTGGCAAACGCGATTTGGAATAGTAAACCGGCAGGAGTTGCAACCTACGGCACAAGCAGTTACGTCATTACGGATAGCCAGGGGATAGCTCATACGATCTACTATTCTGCTCCGACGATTGTCGACCTGTACTGTATCGTGAACATCACGAGAGACACGACAGGAGAAGTTGCGGCATGGCCGACAAACGGCGTTCAACTGGTCCAGGCTGCACTATCGGAATGGATCTCCACGTTAGCCATCGGAAGAGATGTGGTCGTGCTGCCTGAGATGATGGCGGCAATAAACTCAATACCTGGAATATACGCTGCGGTAATATTGGTAGGGACATCGCCAAACCCGAATTCGAGCAATCCAATTGTAATTACATCCGTTCAACAGGCCAGGTTGTTAACGTCGAATATAACCGTGAATGTGACTTAATATGGGACTTACACACGATACAACTCACGTCTCGGATGCGTTGGCAAGGTTGCTACAGCAATATTCTTCGACAACCAATTTGCCTGGGCTATTGACAGCGATACTCGGACCAATCCAAGAGATCGAAGACGCGTTGTTTTCGCTCACTACTGGAAGGTTGACGCTAAACACTGCCTCAACTTACGGGCAGCAGTTGGACTATTTGGGCGAACTGGTTGGTGTCGCCAGACAATATGCAGAGAGTGATGCGAACTACTTGATCGATATTCTTACGAAGATCTCGGAGAATTCGAGTAGGAGCACTCCCGAATTCATTATTTCGTTGTACGCTTTGTTGTTGTCGAGTTACGGATATAGTGGGCCATACGCGATACGGCTGTTTGAACTACAGCCGGCAACGGTTACGCTATATTCTGCGGTACAACTTCCAGCGGCAATCTTGGTGACCGTAAAAGCAATCGTGCTTAGCCTTCTTGGTGGCGGGATCAACTTAGACCAATTGGGATCTGTAAGCGGGACAAACCCATTCATTTTGGGTAGTACGACCGCGACATGGGTGACAAATGGTTTGGGAAGCGTAAACAATCCAAGCCAGGGAGCATATCTTGGTACTTTATTGGGGGCGTAAATGAGCATACCGGCAATTCCTTCCACAACGTTAGCTTGGATGGCTGGACAAAGCGGATCAAATATCGTGCAACCGAGCGGCACACTGCAAACTAACGGATACGCTGGTGGTGCTGTGGTAGACGCAGAACACTTGAACTACATTCTGAAAAATTTAAGCGATTGGTTTGCATACCTCTCTGCTATCGAAGCGAGATCGAGAACTGTTGCGACCGAGACGGCGGCATACAGCGTTACCACGAGTGACTACTTTTTGAAGGGTGATGCAACGAGCGGTACGTTTGCGTTTACGCTACCAGATGCAACGACATGTGCCGGGTACGAGTTTCGATTCATGAAGATCGATAGCTCAGCAAACGCGGTAACCTTTACAACCGTCAGCGCACAGACTATCAGCGGAAACACGCCAACGCTGACAGAGCAATGGGCTTTTATAAATATAAAATCGGATGGCGCGAATTGGATGATCATAGCCAACGGTTAAGGAGACGAGAATGAACTGTACTAAACTTATCACAGCATTATGTTGTGCTCTTTTGATAACAACTCAGGCGTTTTCGGTTACGCAGGACAAAGTTTGGAGAATCCCTCACGGCGGATCGCTAGGACAGTGGGGTCCGGTAAATCTTGGTGGAGGAGCAAATGCGGTAACAGGTAGTTTGCCTGGATCTAGTGTAACCGTAGATGGATCGACAATATCGACCAATGGAAGCTCTCAGTTGTATGTGCCGAGTAGCGGAATAGGACCAACACAGCTTGGGACTGTTACAGATGGAGCAACGCTGGATCAAAACGCTACCGGAAGCAAGCTAGAAGTAAAATCCAGTGGTCTTGGATCGTTGCACCTTGGAAGTACAGCGACAGATCCGAACACGATAAGAAACGTCGGTTTTTCGGCAGCTACGGCCTCGAACATTCTTACGGTTACGTTGACACAATCTGACGGATCGTCAGCGCCGAGCGCGACTAGTCCGGTTGTGGTTTCTTTTGCCAACGCTGCTGGTGGATATACGACCAAAACATTCACGGCGACGAGTACGATAACGGTTGGGACCGGGGCAAGTCTGGGTGTCACCACAGCCTATATGACACCTATGTACGTTTACGTTATTGCAGACACGACGAGTGAAATTTGTCTATCTCTCACCAACTTCGATTCGAGTGTGGCACAGAACGCAACGGCAATAGCCTCAAACTCATCGAGCAGTTCGACCTTATATTGTACGAACGCACACACGTCGAAACCAATTCGAATGATAGGTCAATACACCGCGTCCTGGACAAATGGTACTGGATGGGGATCGCCGAGCGCGTTTAGGGTTTCTCCGATGGCGGAAGCTGGCCACACGACCACGAACTACAACGCAGCGTCGTCGACAGGTGTAGGCTTCTTATGTTGCTATGCTTCTGGTACGCCTCCGTCATGTTCAACGGTGTGTTCTTCTCCTCTTCTGTTAACGAATCAGACGGTGACGTTAACAACTCATGGCAATCCTGTTTTGATCACATTCTCGTCCGATGGGACATCAAGCGGAAGCGACGCCTTATGTCTAGGCAACAGTGGAAACTACTGCACTTTTTCTCTAAAAAGAAACGGTACGGTGGTTGGCGCAGCAACGGTTTCTGGTGCCGGTACTGTATCGAATACGAACAGTTCACTGAATACGCTGACATTTGCAGATAGTCCACCAGCGGGAAGTAATATCTATACTCTGTATGTTACGGCTCCGCTGAGTGGTGGGTATTTAAATGTCAACTACATGAGAATATTTGCCTACGAAATGTTCTAAAGGTCGTAGACGTCGCCAAATTCAATGGCCAAGTGCTGAGCGATCGGGTAAGTCCATCGTGCCTGGTATCCTCGTACGTCAACGTGAATCCAGTTCGTAGCGACGCCAATTCCACCGCTTCCGAACGAATGGACTGTCTCGGCATATCTGGAGAGAGCGTTTCCCATGTAGCCCTTCAGGGATTGGATATCGGACGCCTTTCCAATGAGATGGAAAGATTTTTTTTGGCCTCCGCATTCGGCATTGTGTGCTTGGCAGCGAAACCCACTATTGATCTTAAAAGGGCCACACACTTTCCAAAGATCAGAAAGGGCGTCGACAAGCGTAGGATCGACGACAGTGATGGTGCAATCGGGTCTTGAACAATGACAGTCGAAGTCAGTAGAAGAGAAATATGGCGAGTTGACGCTTTGTTTGATCCCTTTTTTGAATGTAAATTGCATGTCATACCTTCCGTGGTCCGAACAAGGGTGACTTTCGGCCCTTCCAATTCACGCCTTTATTATGTTTCGTATCGCTATCGAGATGATAGACGACGACTTCCGGTAAAAGAATACGGTTTTCGCGCGGCCACTGAAGAGGGAAAAACACGTCTGCTCCCATCGCCGATCCCAGCCGGTAGTTGTAACTCATGTTGGCGGTAGTGTGCCAAAGCTGAAAATAACCGATAGGCACGTAGCCGTGTTCTTTGTGGACGACACGAGCACCGAATTTAAGTCCTTGAGTGGGTGCGTTTGGGGTATGACAAAAGCCAGGATCGACAAACCAATAACCTTCGTGATGAGGGACACGGTAGTCCTTTATTTTTTTCCACGCCTCGTAGCCATAGACATTGATTCGGTCGGCTCCGTAAATGTTCTTGGTGCTGAGCTGGTGCATACGAAGCAGATGCCGGAAGTCATGGGGAAGAACGATATCGGCATCAATGTGAAGTAGCCAATCGGAGCGTTTCAGGTTGCCAAGACCGATATTGATGGCCTTGCCTTTGTTAAAGGTATCACCGTACTCGGTGAAGCATCCGGTTTGGATACATCGGACTGAATACTTTTTGCAGACCTTTTGGGTGGCACGATCTTCGTGAGATGTGACCACGACAAGGTCGTCCAGGTAGTGAAGGTTTTCGGGAAGTGTGTGCTCCAGAAAGTCGGAGTAATTAAGGCAGACTATGACGGCATCAAGGATCATGTCTCGTTCTCGCTCTCTGTAAAAGTCATCGTATCCCATGAAGCTAGGCGGGCCGTGGCAACTAGTGACACCGGCCCACCCATATCCTAGATCTAGTTAACTCCAGGTTGAAAAACCTGGAAGATTGAAGACAGAAGAACGGCGGCAGACAGAATTTTCTGTGCCCACTGTTCAACGGTCAAACTTGCCGGAAACTTGCAGTTCGCCTGCACCCAAGCCACAAGCGTTGCCTGAGTAGGAGCATCGAGACTTTCCCACTGAGGAACAATCAACGTAGCGTCTTTAACTACCGGGTTGATATCGGTAGCGATGGCGATAAGGTCACCGATCTCCTTAAAACTGAATCCGCCAGCAAGATCGCTGACGAGTGTTTCAGAATCGGAAATGGCTTTGAGTAGTTCCAGTAAAGCCTGGTCTTGCACGGTAAGTAGTTTCTTCTCCATTGAATTCTCCTAATGAATGAGTGGCACGTATGTGCCGCTCAAGTAACGACTTGATGGACGCCGTGCTCACTCTGAGCGTGGCCATATCCACCAGTACGTCGTTAAGCCTATCTGAGTTTTTGTCAAGTTTCGAGGCCATAGTGATGATCTCATCTTTTGACGCAGATGCTTCCACTCTCTTAATTAGGTCTTTGATGAAGAAACCGTTTAAGGTCATTAGGCCAGCAATGCCAGAAGTTATCACCGAGAAGAGTATTTTGTTGAGGTAAGGTTCTGTGCGAGCCATGAATTAATTGTAACATGCCGATCTGAACTGCCGAGTGCGTTAGTTTAGGCTTCCGTGTAGAATCGGAGTTGCTACGGTAGTGGCAAATGCCATACCTAATTCGGCCCTGGCCTTTAGGCTGGCGTTACGGGGGGTGGGATGCGTGCCGAGTCGTACAATCCTATACCGTAGCCCTATACAGGAAAGGGAGCAGCAAGTACAATTTGCCTCAAAAATAACCCACATGGAGGGGGGAAAAATGAGAAGAGAACAAAGGTTTGATATCGCTATTTTTATAGCGACGTTAATTGTCATATTCAGTGTCACGGCTTTGACGGCGTTTGCAGAGCCGAAAGAAAAATCATTGAAGTTTCAATTCAGTGAAAAACCAGAATGGGAGCAACAGCTCGGAAAGGAATGGAAAGGGCTTACGGAATGGGTTAAGCAGCACAAGCCGCATTGGACATTCCACATTAAGAAATACGAAGAAAAGCACTTCTTAGGATATAAGCCGCTGGGCAGAGGTCTTAAGAAAGCACTTCCACGTGTCAGCTACCTGATGAAAGATGATCCGGTACCAGGGACTTTCGATCTACAACCGATCCCGGTCAGAGACCAAGGGAGTTGCGGAAGTTGCTGGGCACATTCATTGACCGAGACATTCCAAATCACACTGGTTAACGCCGGATTTGATCCAGGTCAGCTCGGTGTGAACTATTACGGGTGCTCACAGTATACGCCGATTTGTGACGGTGGTGACTTCCCGGCATACACCTACGTCTGCAAAAACGGAGACGGTCAAAAAGGACAATGGGTTGATTCGGACTACCCCTACACAGGCTCAAACGCCTCGTGCAAAGTGTTTCCAATCGCTGCATCAGCCGATGGTGGGCAGATGCTTGGTAACCCCTCTCCGACCTTCAAAGACGCCGCCTATTCAATTGGAGTGCTCCACAAAGGGGTTTCCACTGACGTAGCGGTGGGAGCGGCCTGGGAAGGCTATTCAAGCGGTATATTCAACGGATCTGGCTCCGTATTCGGTATCAATCACATGGTGGTATTCACCGGATATTCTTGCGAGACATCAGTTGATGCCAATGGGAAGTGCGTATTCAACGCAGACGGAAGCACAAAGAACGGTGATGGATGGTTAAGGGTACAGAATAGCTGGAATACCTCGTGGGGTGAAGCTGGATATATGCGCACTCGATGGGGAGCAGCGGCTATTGGTACAGACTGTCTTACCTTCAATGTCTCTGTAAACCCCCCGCCGCAGCCCGTAAACGGGGCATGGTGTGCATGGTCAGCCTGCACCAATGGTACACAGACCAGGACTTGTTCTTGCCCGGCTCCTGCCAACGGTGGTCAATCTTGTCAGGGACCGGCTGAGCAAACGTGCGTGGTTCCGCCACCTGTTTGCAATTGCGGGATATTATGTAAAATCTGGTGCTGGGTTGTTGGACTGTTTGGCGGTCATCCAAGTTATTGCTGCTAAGGCCATATATCCCCGATAGTGAAAGGGCCAGGGCTTTGATGCTTTGGCCCTTTTTTTCTTGACATCACTACGTCGGAATACTACGACGACAAAATGCTTAACTGGAAAAAATCGGCAAAAGTTTTTCGATAGGCGAACGGTCAGTCGACCAACGCCTTTAAGGGCCGGAGCATCCTAATTCCAGTTAAGCAGCTCCGGCCCTTTGCTTTTTGGGGGACATCCATGGACGACAGCCTTGGCATTGAGATCTTGAATTGGGCTAAGTATCAAGGGGAAGCCAGAAGGCACAAAACAACTTCCTGGTTTGCATTGGACAATAAAATTTGGATGCATACGCTATGGGACGACCTCACGGATCACGAGTTTCGTGCGTTTATTAGACTGCTCTGCCACGTCTCATGTACGGCCCATCGAACGGGTATCTTCGTGTCATCTCGACATCATCTCAAGGTTATCTCCGGGTTATCCACCTTTAAGATACTTGACCGACTATTTTTCAAACTTGAACAATTACAAATAATTAAAGTACACAAAAACTGCTCGGAAGCAGATTTAAAACTGCTCGCGAGCTGTCCTACACAACACTACACTACAAAACATAGTAAGAGAGATCTTACTGACTATGTAGAAAGAGGGAGTGTGTCTCAAAAAGTTTCAAACCTGGGGTATGAGAAACCAAAGACCGGAGAATTCGATTTTTTTGCAGTGAAAGATACGTACCCTTCTCAGTTAGGTCTTACGGAAGGGGTGGGGGCATTTCGAGAGCTAGTTAAGGATAGTCAGACCTATGACGATCTGAAGAAGGCAATAAGAAACTATGCTGACCACTGTAAGGCGGAGAACATTCAGCCTCGGTACATCAAGAGGTTTGATGGATTTTTGAAAAATGGCTATTGGCGTGATTGGATAGAGACAGAGAATGGAAAGCATAATGAAAAAGTAGCTCCCATAGGCTATGATCAGATCCTTTGGGGAGAAATGAAACCAAACAAAGAAAGTTGGGGGGAATAGGGAATGAATGTCGAAATAATGGTGCAGATACAGGAGTTATTGACGAGAAGCGGTACTCAGGGAATTTTGATGGTTGTGGACGGAGACGAAACACTGACACTCAGGTTTGGGTTTCCGAGCAAGGCAACGCTGGTTTACCAGATGGAAAAGCTGAAAACGAGACTTATCGCAGACGATCCGAAAGAGGTTGAGAAACCCGACATTCGAGACATTTTGAAACCCGATCTTAAAGTGGTCCCTTTAATGAAAGATCTCACGTAAGGACTTTTTTGAGTGGTGTAAGAGCCACGAAATTCCCCAATAAAAGTTGACATACGTCACTATGCGTACTACTACGACGATAAAACCACTATTTAGGAGCCATAGTGACCGAAAAATCATTCTTCAAAAAAGCAGAACGCAAGCAAGCAAAAATCAAGTTACTGATAACGGGACCGGCAGGGAGTGGAAAGACGTTTTCAGCTCTTCGTCTAGCGACAGGCATAGGGGGGCGCATAGCCGTGATCGACACGGAAAATGGGTCGGCCTCTCTCTACTCGGATAATTTTGCCTTCGACGTGCTCACATTTCCACCGCCTTTCACTACGGAAAGGTACATCAGTGCGATAACCAACGCAGAAAAATGTGGGTACCATGTTTTGGTTATTGACAGTATTACGCACGCTTGGGCAGGAGAGGGGGGCCTTCTTGAACAAAAGGAGAAATTAGATGGCATCGGTAAAGGCAGCTCTTACACAAATTGGGCCACGATCACAAAGAAACACGAGGCGTTCAAGGCAGCGATACTTCAATCCTCTATGCACGTTGTGTGTACAGTACGGTCAAAGCAAGACTATATCTTACAGGAAAACGACAAAGGTAAAGCCGTACCTAGAAAGATCGGCTTGGCACCAGTACAAAGAGACGGATTGGAATATGAGTTTAGCATCGTTTTTGATGTGGCAATGAGCCACGATGCTGAAGTATCCAAAGACCGTACTGGACTGTTCACAGATCAGATAATACGAATCACCGAACAAACCGGCAAAACAATCAAAGACTGGCTGAATACAATCCAACCCTCTCCTAATCCGCCCGGAAACGAGGTTAAACCGCCCGTCAATCAATCCGTAGAGCCAACCCCTACCGAGACACCAAAAGAGAGTGACTTCGTTGATTCTGGGCCATTTCCGTTCGAAAAACCGGATGACGTACCCTTTGCCGGACCATATCCAAAAGCACCTCCGGTGACGAAACCGCCTGTGAATTCCCAAGGAGACTATGACCAAGGGTATCCAGACGCACCATGTACTCAGCCACAGGTGAGAAAGATATTTGCTTTGGCACACCAGCTACCGACTAAGCTAGACGCAAAAGATCTCGCAGAATACTGTAAAGAGGCTTTGGAGAAGGATGGGCCTAATATGTGTGATGAGCAAGGTGTGCCACATTTCGATTTGATGAACAGGGATGAAGCTAGTCGTGTCATCAAGAAGTTGGCTAAGGAAGTGGCCAATTTAGCAGTCAGAACTCCTTCTATTACGCCTGGCTCCTAGTTAGGCGTGTAGTGGTCTCCCGCTCAGGTCTTTAACCGTATGGCCTGGGCGGGAGTTTAAAAGGGGATGGAATGGACGACTTGTATGGGTTACTAGGGTTTATTGTTATACTCGTGATCTCCATGGAGGTTGCAATATGGCTACTCGGATTTTAAGTAAAGCCGAACAGTACGCAGAACGAGAAACACTCAATAGCATCACCATCGAAGCACAAAACCTGTGGAATAGCTCGAGAGAAGACGAACGAAAAACTGTACTCCCTATTTCGTTTGCCAGGTATGAAGCACTGAAAAAAGGGTACGGCGCTGGGTTTGATGAGGCAGTAAAGTTGTTCAAGGAGAAAAAGAATGAGTGAAGAACAAGTGACCATCGATCTGAAACATGATTTGAAAAGCGCATTGCTCGAAGTTGAGCGGCTGACACACGACCTTAAAGCCTGTAACTTCAGGGCAAACTATTTGAAAGAGAGGCTTGAATATTTGATGGCGAATTGGGAAGCCAAAAAAGTTTCAGCCGTGACTGCACGCGGAATTGATCAGCCGCCTCTGCGCGGGGATGGCCTGGAATAGTCACGAGAAAGGCCCCGAAGTGGACTGGGAAATTCGCTGGCCTGGACGCATAGGTCCACACCAGGCAATTGTGGCTCAATCAAAGTGGGAAGCTGGCTCAACTCTCTTGGTGAATATCCGAGAGCAGCGCCTTGAGACACTTACGATGTGCTATATACTGGCCCGACAGATGCGCATTGGTCATACCCACGAAGGGAACTGTGAGTGTGGGTCCAGAGTCGCGACTGGCATTGAGCTATGAAGTCTTCTTCGATTGGCAGAAATGTGAATCGAACAGGTCTGGCTCGGTTAAATGGGGAGGAGAGCTGAGATACCCCAGCCTGACTGAGGTTAGCCCGATTCTCAGTCTAATAAAAAGGGCTGATTTTATTATGGCGGTATGTCCGTGCCAGGACCAGGTTGAGGACGATTCTATGGCACTAGAACGGTGGAAAGCATCTGAGAGACCGGATAAACCGGATCAAGACAGGGTGCGAGGGAGCTGAGCTGGGGAAACTCAGATACCGCCACTTAACAGGTAGAAGCATGATCAAACGCTTGTTATGTCGAATTCTTGGCCATAAATGGGAGTTTTATTGGAAGTGGCGAAATACGGATCAAGAAACCTGGATCTGTTCTCGCTATGGAATGGGAGAATTGCGGAATGTTAAATAAGCCAGACCGATGGGAATGGGACTTGCCATTTACAATTGGAAAACTGACAGGAATGCTGGAACGAGACGATGTGATCAAATACCTGTACGAAATGGGATTGACGTATATTGAGTTGAGAGACCTGAAGCACGCTCTGGCAAAAGTAACAAAAATATTTTACGAGGAGAGGTAGCATGAATGGTCGGGGGAAAAGATGGAGCACCTAGGGACGGATAGCGATAGCTTTGAAACGCCGCCAGAACTATTCCACGATCTCGATGACGAGTTTGGACCTTTCGATGTCGATGTGGCGTGTACGCCTGACAACTGCAAAGGGAAGCACCGACTTGGGATCTACGAAGATTCACTCGAAACCTCTTGGCATCGGTACGGAAAAAGAGCGTTCTGCAATCCGCCTTACACGAGACTAATCCATTGGGTACGTAAAGCACACAAGGAGAGTCGAAAAGGGTGTCTGGTGGTCATGCTGCTACCGGCTGACGTAAGTACCGGCTGGTATCGATATTGTTGCAAATTTGCTGACGAAGTGAGAAACATCTGTGGACGTATCAGGTTTGTGGGAGGCGCAACGAGTGCACGTTTCGGTAGCTGCATTGTTGTATTCCGGCCACAACGGTCGTACACTTTCACAAGGGCAAGATAAGGGGAAAAAATGGACGAACGACACATGGCGGAAGCCAAAAATAAACTGGAGTCGGTCAAGAAGGCTCAAACTGACTACGAACAGGCTGTGAAGGACTGCCAAATGGCCAGAAACAAGGAAGCCAGTGCATGGACGGCATGGCAGACAGCCAAGGACGATCTGCACAAGTTTTTGAATGAGATACCGGCATGAGCAACGTAAAACACCCAGCTCACTACAATACCGGAAGCATCGAAGTCATAGACGCGATTGAAGATTGGAAGCTAGGCTTCCACCTGGGCAACGCGGTCAAGTACATCGCCAGGGCAGGGAAAAAGAACAAAGAGACTAAGATTGAAGACCTGGAGAAAGCTGCCTGGTATCTGAATCGGTACCTCGAAAAGAGAGCCAAGAAAAAACTCTCAAAGGCACTAGGCGTTCCGCACCACATGATCCCAGAGCACGTCAACTGCCGATGTGAAGAGATTAAGCTATGAGACGCTATGGAAAATACGTGGTTCGATCCCATAAGGATGGGGTTACGCCCACGCTTATGATGAATCAATTCACCTATACCGAGCAGGAAAAGAAGGCGTGGAAAGATCCAGAAAAAGAGCTACAACTACGTCGTGAGTACCAGCTACAGCAAGTTGCCCAAAACCCAGATGCACAAGACTTCATTTTTGTCGCTAGAGAGATGAGGGAGTGGACGGAAAAGATAGGGAAGAAAAATGTGCAAATGTATGCGGAGTTGGCTGTTTTCGGCAAAAAGGGTTATGTTGACGAGTGGGAAGGGGAAAAACATGACCAAGGAAAACATCAAGGGCCTTGCAGAATCAGTGTTACTGTCCAGCGGCGTGGTACATCCAGAGAACGTTAAGGAAGTGGCACACGTTGTAGTTGAACACTTGCACAAGTGCGGTGCCCTGTACTGTACGCCAGATTGCCAGCTCACTAAGGACATAAAACCAGCGGTGGGAAGATCCGAAGTGAGACAGGGTTGAACTACGAACGAATCGAAATACCACGAGAGCCGATGCCTGCGGCAAGACCTCGTTTTTTTGGTCATGCGTATACGAAGACGGAATATCGAAAGTACCTTGAAGCTTTGAAAATGTGCTTGAAGGTGTTTTGGAGAGGCAAGCCTTATGACCAGCCATTAAGTGTGAAAATAGAATTCTACCTGAAAATGCCGAAAAAGCCAAAGCACGCCTTCCCAACGAAAGGTGACCTGGACAACTACACTAAAGCGATCCTGGACGCTGGTAATAAAATTTTGTGGTCTGACGACCGCTTTATAGTTGATCTGTCGGCGCAAAAACAATATTCAAACGATCCAAGAGTAGTTATCAAGTTTGGAATAATTCAATGAAGAAAAAATATGGATTTTGGGAAGTCTTGAAAATCGAAAATGGTAAATGGCTTTGTAGGTGCCAGTGCGGGAAAGAAAAAATAATACGACGAGACTGGTTAGTAAAGGGACGCACTAAATCGTGTGGATGTAAGCGTGGGATACGGTTAATGAAGCATGGACTTGCAAGATACCCCATATATTCAATTTGGAAAGGAATGACGGAAGGTGTTACAATACTATACCCCCAGACTATAAATATTACGGCGGCAGAGGAATTAAAGTTTGCCGAAAATGGCACCATCCCAAAGGCTTTATTGATGATATGAGCCCAAGAATTACAGGA